GATCGCCGAGCGATTAGGAATCCAGGCAGGGACGGTTCGCAAATGGAAACAGCGGGACAAATGGGACGCCGTGACAGAAACCGTCACACATGATAAGCGTGACGAGACACCGCCGAAACCAAATACCGCGGCCGTTGAAATTCCGTTGACGGATGCTCAGGAACTATTCTGCCAGCTGTATGTCAAGCAATTCAATGCAACGATGGCTTACATGAAGAGCCATCCAGAAAGCAGCTATCAGGCTGCAATCACATCCGGATCTCGCTTGCTCACAAACGCTAAGATCAGAGATCGAGTCAATCAGCTTAAAGAGATTAAGTTGCAGTCGATCCTGGTCGGTACCGAGGACTTGGTCGAAAAGCATATGCGGATAGCATTTGCTGACATCACAAACTACATTACCTGGGGCTTTGACGGCGCAGATAACCAGATGGCCGCTACACCGTCAGAGATGGTCGATGGTGACCTGGTCAAGTCTGTGTCTAAGACTGACAAAGGCTTTAAAATCGAGTTGCATGATCCACACAAATCCCTGGACTGGCTTGCGAATTATTTCCTGGCCAACCCGTTGGACCGGCACAAAATCGAGTATGACAACAAAAAGCTAGCCCTGGAAGAAAATAAACTGGCAATTGAAAAGGCCGCAACCTCGTCTAACGGGACTTTGATCATCCCGGATGCCATCTGGCGCAGCCTCATGAACGACGCCTATGCGGCCCACCTGGCCGCTACGCAGCCGAGACAGATCTTCTTTGGCGGTTCCTCCTCCGGCAAGTCCTTCGCGATCCTGGGCCAGCGTGCCGTGCGTGACATCATGACCGGCAAGCGCAATTACCTGATCTGCCGTAAAGTGGCCGGCACGATCCGCCGGTCCGCGTTCAATGAAATCTGGAAGTGCATCACACGGATGGACCTTGAGGGCGAGTTCGAACGGAACAAGTCCGAGATGATCGTGACCCACAAACCGACGCGCTGCCAGATCCTTTTCTCCGGTCTCGATGACGTCGAGAAAGTGAAGTCAATCACACCGGAGAAGGGCGTTATCACCGACATCATCGTCGAGGAAGCGACAGAAACAGATTACGATGATTACAAGCAGCTGGATAAGCGCCTTCGCGGTGACACAGGCGACAACACAGTCAAGCGCATTACCCTGCTGTTCAACCCGATCCTGCAAGACCATTGGATCTATACCGAGTTCTTCGCGGGAAAGTGGGATGACAGTAAAGACTACTACTGCGATGACGACCTGCTGATCCTGCGGACGACCTACAAGGACAACCGCTGGCTGACACCTGACGACATCCGCAAGCTTGAGAACGAGACAGACAAGTACTACTACGACGTCTACACACTGGGTAAATGGGGTGTGCTGGGCAATTTGATTTATACCAACTGGGAAATCAAGGACCTGAGCGAGTTGTACAAAACAACGCATCATTTCCACAACGGGCAAGACTTTGGATTCTTCCCGGACCCGGCAGCGTTCGTGCGTACTGGATACAACCGGGCAAAGAAAGAAATCTACATATTCCTCGAGGAAGGCGGCACGGACATGACAAACGACATGCTGGCCGAGGTCTTGAAGCCGATCATCCGGAAGGAAGTCTTGACATGTGACTCAGCTGAGCCAAAGTCGATCCAAGAGCTCAACAACTTCGGCATCAACGCAGTGCCTGCAGTTAAGGGCCCGGATTCACTCGAATTCGGGATCAAGTGGCTGCAGCGGCAAAAGATCTTTATCGACCCGCGCTGTGTAAACACTATTTTGGAATTCAAAAAATACAAGTACCAGGAAGATCGGAACGGTCGAGTGCTGCCAAAGCCGGTAGATCGTGACAATCACTACCTGGATTCGCTCCGCTACGCCCTCGAGAGCGTCATGCTGGAAACAAAGGTGGTATGACATGATCATCACACAAACCGATCTCGCCAGTGCCCGCATCGCCTCTGGCAGGGCTAAGACTGACGGGCAGATTCTCGCGGAGCTGATCGCTGCGCACAAGGCCGACGCGGCGAGGATCAAGGCACTCGACGGTGACCGATACTGCACCGGAGACCAGGACATCAAGAACCACGACTTTGCAACTGCGGCTGTCCTGGACGAAAACGACGTCGCCCAGACTTTCAAGAACCCGAACGCGTCCAACATCCGGACCCAGCACCGGTTCTTGCCTAACCAGATCGAGCAGAAAGTCAGCTACATTGCCGGGAAAGAGCCGTCAGTGACAGTCGACGGGGCTGAGGCCAGCGAGGACGGCAAGACCGGCAACGCTGAATGGTTGTACCAAACCGAGCTGACAAACTCGACTGATTGCAAATTCAGAAAGCGCTTGCTCCAGTGGCTCCGGAAGGCCAGCAAACACGGCGTGGCCTGGCTGCATGAATACAAAGACAAAGGCGGGGTCCTGTGTCAGGTTGTCATTGGGCGGGATGAGGGTATCCCTATCTACGACACGACCCATGAGCAGGACCTGGTTGAGTTCATCCGCTGGTATTCGATTGAGGTCTATGTTGGTGGCAAGTCAGAAACGCGAGTCAAAGCCGAGTGGTGGACTGATAATCAGGTCACCTACTGGCTTGAGGCAAGCGCAAACAATTTTATTCCGGATCCGGACCACGAAATAAACCCAGCACCGCACTTCTGGGAAGTCGTCACCGCGACCGGACCGGACGGCGTGACATGGATGGAAAAGTCCAGGACGCCGAAGTCGTGGGGCCGGGTTCCGTTTATCGAGCTATCGAACAATTCTGACAAGATAACCGACCTGGACCCGATCAAAGACCTCATCGATGCCTATGACCTAGTCGCCAGCAAAGGCACCAACAACCTGATGGACTTTAATGAGTTCTTCGCGGTTGTCAACGGGTTCGGCGGGGACACGGCCGCGGCGATTATGAAGAAGCTGCAGGTCAATCGGGCGATCGCGGTCAAGAGCACTGGTGGATCGATCGAGATGAAACAGCTCGACCTCCAGATGGAAGGCCGTATTAACTGGCTGCAGGAGCTCTGGGACGCCATTCACGTGTTTGGCATGGCTGTTGACACGACAAACGACAAGCTCGGCAGCGCACCGTCTGGTGTTTCCCTGAAGTTCCAGTACACACTGCTGGACCTCAAGGCCAATAACATGATCGTTGAGGCTGAGTTGGCAATCAAAGAGCACCTGCGATTCATCAGCGAGGAGCTAACCCGTAAAACCGGCGTCGGCGGGGATCCTGAAGCCATTCGCGTTTCTTTCAATAAAACAATGATCACGAACGACGCTGAAACGGTCAACATGATCATCCAGTCCGACAACCTGGTGCCGGAGCGGATTCTTCTGGCAGCGCACCCGCTGGTTGATGATACCGATCAGGCATACAAGGATCTTCTGGCTCAGCGCCAGGAGAAAATCAAGCTGCAGCGCCAGATGATGCCGGATTATGGCACACTACCAAACGACGACGGTGATGACGATGGCAATACCGAGCCGTGAGTACTGGGCCAGACGCGCGGAGCAGCGCCTGGCAGCAGTTGAACGCGGAACCGAGCCTTATCTTCGCAACATCTCTAGCCTTTACGCCAGAGCGGCTGCGCAGATCAAGACAGATATCGAGGCGATCCTCCAGGCATACCAGCGCAACGGGTCACTGACCAGAGAAGAAGCGTTGCAGCTGCTGAAGGATCCTTTAAGCCCTGCAGAACTGGACGTGATCCGGGCCAGACTGGCTGCGGTCGAGGATCTCGAGGAGCGGCTTCGGTTGTCTGCCAAGTTGAACGCCCCAGCTTACAAAGCACGCATCGATCGGCTTGAGGGTTTGAGATTGGCCACGGAGGCTGAGTTATCGCAGCTGGCTCCAAACCAGATCGCCGTTACGGATCAGGCGCTGATGGCTGCAGCAAAGGACAGCTATGCAAGAACAGTGTTTAATTTGCAGAAGGGCACAAGGTTGGCCTACCAGTTCGCCAGGGTGACAGAAAGCCAGATCGAGGCAGTCCTCAAGCAGCGCTGGTCCGGGGACCATTACTCTGACCGGATCTGGCGCAACACCCAAGACCTTGCTAACCGGCTGCCAGACATCATCCAGCAGAACATGGTTACCGGTCGGTCCTGGCGCCGCTGCATCGATGAGGTTGACGACCTGGTCCAGCGAGGCGGCGTGTTTTCAGCTGAACGGATACTACGAACAGAAACGGCTTTCGTGGCTAATGAAATGGACGCGCAGGCCTATGAGGATGCAGATATCGAACAGTATGAGTTTGTAGCCACCCTGGACAACCGCACATCCGAGGTTTGTCAAGAGAAAGACGGAAAGCGGTATGATCTCGAGGACAGACAGCCTGGCGAGAACTACCCGCCGCTACATCCATTCTGCCGGTCTACGACCATAGAAGTTGTGGATGACGATATCCTTGCTGGACTCGAGCGCAGGTCCAAAGATCCGCAGACAGGCCAGACAAGGACAGTGCCGTCGACCATGAAATACGCTGATTGGAAGGCGATCTATGTTGACCAATCCTTGACAACGGATGACTGGATTAAACAAAGGTCTTCAGCGGATGTAAAAGGGGCTGTAGAGGAAATTCAACAAAATGATATAATAAAAAAGACAAAGCTAATCGTTGAAAGCTTTCCGAATTATTTTACAAGTAAGTCAGGAAAGAAACAGACCGAGGTTTTTGTCAATTATGTTAACACCTTGCCAGATGGCGACGATGACATGCTAAGGCTGTATAACAGTCTAGGTAAGATGGAAAACATCGGAACTATTGGCGCAAATGCAAAAGTGTCTTACACTGCTACAGGTCACGCTGTCAACGTGGCGTATCGTAGCAGTACTAAGGATCTGACACATCTGACAGTCAAGATCCCCAAAATAGACGAAGATAACCGCATTGGCGCCGTTCAGACGACGGCACACGAACTTGGCCATCTGATGGACCTTTTTGGTCGTCAGACGACTAAATACAGCAGCTGGGCAAGCGAAGTTTCTGGTCCCGTTTTTCAAGTTAGAACAACCACCGTTTCACCAAAGATCAAAGCGTTGTTTGATGGCTTCAACGCCAGAGTAGCTGAAATTGATTCCAGGATTGCTAAGAAGTACAAGGATCTTCATGAAACGCTGGATATCGAGTATGTAGAAGCGAAGAAAAGTCCGTACAAAAACTACTCGATGTTCAAGGAATACGTAAAGAAGCGAAAACAGTTACTGAACTTGAGAATGCAGGAAGCAGACGACGAATCAAGAAATGCTCTTAACGGCATAAACAATTTGCAAGATATCTATGACGCGCTTTCCCACGGCTTGTTCCGTGATACCGGCGTTGTACGGTATGGACACGGATCAAAATATTACTCATCAGAGGCGTCAAGGGCTCACGAGGTTTGGGCAAACTATGCGGCGCTAAGCATTACAAGGCCGGATTTGATTCGTATTTTGGTTGAGGATCAGCCTCAAATTGTAAAGGCCATGGAAGGCGTTAAAAAGCTGTTGCTAGAAAAGGTCGGTGGCTAGATTGTCGGATCGCAATATACTGATAAAAAAATCTAAAATACTAGATCTGCTCGATCAAATAAACGACAGAATAGTCGTTCGCTTCTTCGATGTTGACAGTGACAAGCTGCTGGATAAAAAAATCCAAGTATTATCCGACCT